GTGCCCATAAACATTTAGGAATAGCAGTACACCGGCCTGTTGTTCCGTATATATATAACTCCCCCTCTTCAATACTCTATTTTTTTCCATAAAGTCACTCATACTTACATACATTATAAAGTAAAAATATAACTATTTTTTTAAAAATAATCTATTTACAACATGTAATTACATTGATATTGTTCAGATGTTCTACGACTTTGAGGCATTGGAAGTAAAAGGGATGAAGAGTTTTAGTTGCCCCTCCCATCCCTTACCTTCCACATTTTATTAACATTTAACTCCCCCCTATGTTAGAACTCTTCGCTCAAAATTCTGGATTAGCTTGTATATTTTTCGTGGCAATTATTTCTGGTGCTTTTTATTTAGGTTATAAATATAGTGAGGATTTTCATAGAGTCTATCC